GTGAAGGAAGAACCCACTCAAGCATCTTAAATATAGAATCCTTATGCAACGCTGCAACAGGGTATCCAAACTCAGGATGTTTACGGTAAAAACGTTTCAAAAACGTCATCCGATCTTGAGAGATCCATTTCTCCGCCGGTCCATCTTTGTCACTGCATGTAAACTGCATACCATAGGTGTTCAAAACGAAATCAGCATAAATGCTACCATTCATGTGCTCTCTAATCTCAGGCTTCACAGCCGTAAGATCATCGTCTCCAAACGCCTTAGGCTTTACAAAAGTAAGGAAATCCAATTCCTTCAGTTTAGGGTGGGAAAACCAGAAATACAACTTCATCAAGTTGTTGTAAACAGTATTCCTCTCTAATGTTCCATACCCTCCTGAAGGCTCGGATCCTGCTTTCGCAAACAGATCCATGCATATTTCGTAGTGTGGCTTGGTAAACACAGTCAAAATCGTAGTCAAAACTTTGATGTTAACTTCATTATACCCAACCATACGCGCGAAATTGACAAAGAAATCAACCATGCCCCAAGAAATCTCATAAGGTTTCGAGGTATCAAAACCAGAATAATCCCCTTCAAAAATAAAAGGTGAAAATTCGATCATGTCCTCGAACATCTTACCGCCTTCCTTGGTCATGTCAACTCCTAACTCACTCCAAAACATAGCACTATGCTCTTGCATCAAAGCGAACAAAGGTCCCAGAAACATCTTACAAACAATATAGAAGTCTAAAGGAGTGGCGGAAAACAAACGCGTCTTCGCAGCTAACACCTTCTCCAAGTCTCTTGGTTCGTCCTTCAATTTCATAGAAAATATAGGTACGTTCAGTTCACCACTCTCGCAAGCAACCAGCATCTCGCCGACCGCTTCACGTAGCTCATCTGACATATACCTATGTCCATCTTTATGCAAGGGCATATGATCTGCCTTCTTTCCTTTCCTGCCAAAACCCGCCGACGTTGAAACGTTAACGGATTTCAAGAAAGGATCGTAGTT